GAAAATGTACCGTCGGTAGTATTGACCCCAGAGCCACTTATGCTCATAGAGTTACCGATACGATCTGCAGCGGTCGCTGCTGCTGAAACCTCTAGTTTTACCGATGAGCTAATTGAGTGATAGATATCGGCTTTTACACTAGGGGTTAATAAGATTATTAATAGTGGAAAATACTTTAACATTTGACTAAAACTAAGGCTTAGTACCTATAAGTTTACATGAGGGTAAACTTAGTATGTATGAGATAAAAAAATGACAGAAAATCCAAAAGAAAAGAAAGGTGTTTTCGCAAAAATAAAAGAAAACATAGATGACAAAGAAGAGCAGATAGCTTTTATTTCAGTCATTGTCAGACTGGTTGTACTTGGCTGGTCCGCATTCATCGTAAGCCTTAATTACATAAGTATTCCAGGCTATTCAAATGAGCCCAAGGATATTACATTTCCGGCTTCGATTCTGACAGCTGCGATTTCAACATTTGGGATTGAGGCATCACGTAAAAAAGGAGAAAAATCTAAAGATACAGAAAATAAATCTGGTGCAGTAACCACTCAGATATTACGTATCGAACAGGCTCCAATCAAGATAATTACTGAGAGTACAGGTAAATGATATGTACAGTAATAGACCACGGAGAAACTGGGGAGTCATAGCTGTAGTCTCGGTTTTAGGGATATCTAATCTCTCTTTAATGAATACTTTAGTTTCTCATAAACTAAAAAATCCTTTTCCTAATATAAATTTACCAGTAGGACCTTATACAAGTTATAGAGTTGTTACTTCAGAAAAAGGATATAGTATCAACTATAAAGCTAACGATCCTAAGATTTTAACCAGAGTGAAGGATCTAGAGGAACCTAAAGGTTTATTTGGCAATAAGAAAACTGAATTACATCTAAGAGAAACTTATACGATGTCAGGTGAAGGAAGTAAGAAAGATGTAGAGGGAACCGTAATGACTGATAAAGATATTGCTTGCATCAAAGTAGAAGGTAGTGGTAACTCTACAGGTAAGCTTGTAGGAGCCTCTGTGGGAGTTAAAGCTGCACCTGCATTTAGTAACATACCAATAGTCGGATGGCTTGCTGCTGGCTTTGTAACTATGTTTGCACAAGACAAAGGATCAGAGATAGGTGGACAAATAGCTAGAGACTACAATGATTGTTAATAAGTAATTCTAGGGTTATACTCTAAATAGTTACTTATTTAACATGTCTTGCGGATTAGAAATGGAAAAGCTAAAGGATTTTGACAAGCAATTGGATGAACAGCTTACAACTTTAGCAAATCAGATTCAACAATTAGAAACTCAGCTAACTACTGCTAAAAATACTTATATGAAAGTTTTAGGTGCAAAAGAATTTTCAACTTCATTAATGAAAGAAGCAACACCAGCTGATGAAGCTACAGCTGAAGTCGTGCCAGAGGCAAGTGGTGATTAAGATGTTGAGGGAGATGAATAGAGATAAATATAAAGCCTTACAATTACTAGCAGATCACTTACGCACTCCATCTAAAGAATTATCTTTGAATGCAATTTTTAGTGATGTTAAAGATGAAGATCTAAAATGGGTAACAGAAAAAATTCATTATTATTTATTAAGACTTCTCGAAGAAGTAGATTATGAAAAAGAAGAAGAGGTGGAGTTAGTTTCATTAATGGATTAATCAATACACTTGTGTAAGTTTATGCAGCATAAAGTTTCTACAAGGTTGCAAGGTACATGTGATTCACTGCGAGCAAGATCTATTAGCAAATTTAATTGAACTCTCTCCAAAAAACGCTCGCCATAAATTTCGACAATGTATATTTGAAGCTTGGAACTGGAAATGTGCATACTGTGACAAAGAATTAGACACTAAGTCTGCAACTATTGATCATATACTTCCAAAATTTAAGGGTGGGCATAATGTTAAATCAAATATGATTTGTTCTTGTTCAAAATGTAATAGATTAAAAGGATCACATTTATTAGAAGATTGGTACAATCCTACGTATAAATTTTACCAAGAGGATAGACTTGATAAGATAAAACAGTGGATGGATCAAGATAGTTCTATAAAAATTCTGTCCCCTGATAAAGCAACACCTTACATTACAAATGACTTCTACATCGGATGGGTCGCAAGCTGAAGAACAAGCAAAAGCTTTTGCGAGACAGTATGCAAAAGAATTTCAAGCAGAGAAGGAAGCACCAATCAATGAACTAGTGAAAGGTAGACGTCCTGACTTTGAAAGAGGAGAAATAGGTCAAGATCTAAAATCTAAGATACAATCAGGAGAGATAAAGATTATGTAAATGGTAAAAGTAAATCCGAAAGATGCTCAACTTGTAAATGAACATCTTGTTCAGTGTTTAAGAGATTCAGTAATGGTTCAGAATCAGACTCAGATAGTTCACTGGGGTTTATTAGGATCAAAATTTTATCAAATACACCTTCTTACAGGAGATATACAAACCGAAATGGTTGAAGGAATAGATAATATTGCGGAACATATAAGGTCTATAAATGTAATGACTCCAGCTAGTGTCGTTGATTTACTGTCATCAAGAATAAAAGATATTGATATATCTGACCCATTTGATCAAGATAAAATTATTTTGGATCTTAGTGTTGCTCATGACATGCTTGCTAGTTGTTTTGAAGAATTAGCTAAATATGCTGGGATGATAGGAGATGATTTAACCCAAGATTTAGCTGTAGAGCGTGGAAGAGTACATAAAAAAAATCAATGGCATCTTAGAGCTACAATGACATATATGACTCAAAATAAAGAAAGGACTGATGTCGAAGAGGTCAAAAGCTAAACAACTTTCAAAAGATCGTTTGAAATGTAATAAACCTAAGACGACTCCTAGTCATAAAACTAAGTCACATGTTGTCAAAGCTTGTAAAGATGGGAAAGAAAAAATAATTAGATTTGGTCAACAAGGTGTAAAAGGTGCAGGTAAAAATCCAAAATCAGCAAAAGAAAAAGCAAGAAAGAAATCTTATTATGCAAGACATAATGCTCAAGATCCAAATCCCGATAAGTTTTCAGCAAGATATTGGTCACATAAAACTAAGTGGTAAAATAAAATTAAATACAAAATGTTCTCATGGAAGTAGTTGCCGTTAGTTTTATTATTCTTTTTGGTGGAACTTATGGAGTAGGTACTATTTTATTAGGACGTAAAGAGATTGACGACTTGAATTAATTGCTCATTAATTCACTGTTGGTACTATATGTATAAAGGTTTTTATTTATATGGATGTTAACCTTCCAATAAATGTCGAGTTTTCTATTCACGCTGCATCTTTAGCAATCCAAACTTTAGATCGCTTAGAATTAGAAGAGGCATTTATTGAGCTTTTGCATCAAAAAGCATTAGATCGTCAAATGTTTTATGACATTATGAAAGATCATGGCATTGATGCCAACATTCAATTCCAGCTCTCAACTGACGGGCAAATTTCTTAAAGAACATGGCAACACGAACAATTGAAGCAACTTTAGATACATTCAGTGTTGATGCTGGATCTGAGATTACATATCTAGGTCCTACAGCTGCTGGTAATAAAGGTGACTCTGTAAGAGGATTTAGAGTAAATCCTGGAAGCACAGGAGATATTAAAGTAACTCTTGATAGATCAGAAGGTGTAAATACTATTCAGATATTTCAAGAAGATGCTTTTGCAACAGGTAGTGCTCCTACTGGGTATCAGAAATTCTTTGACATAGCTAAGGCAGGTAAGGGAAAAGGAGCAGTTGGTGTTACAGTTACTAATGCTGCTAAAGATTATGTTGTACTTTTAGAGTTAGATGGTTATTCTGAAGTAAGTTATAACGGTTCAGTTGTCGTCCCATAAGTATTCATTATTTACTGAAAAAGGTTATCAATTAACAAAAAAGTATACAGTTCCTAAAACTTATTTAGGAATGGGAAGATATGCAGCTTATAAAAATTTTGGTGAAAGTGTTTGGAGAATAGGTTATGGTAGTGAATCTATAGATGATCATTACCTTGATGCTAATGATAAAGCTTCTCAAGATGATATAGATAAACAATTTTATGAAGATTTAAAGCTTTTTTCGAAAGAAGCTGAAAAATATGTATTCGTAAATTTAAATAAGAATAAAAGAGCAGCTCTTCTAAGTTTTGCTCATAGTATTGGTTTATGTTCATTTAAATCCTGTAAATTATTAGATTTAATAAACAGTTATGCATCAAAAAATAAAATTATAAAAGAATGGAGTCCTTATATAAACCACATATGGATGTCAGGAGGTGATTTAATGACCTCTAGAAGGCGTACAGAGTTAGATATGTACTTTGCACCAGATAAAGAGATACCTACCTTCTATCGTCATAAATGCCACACTGAGGTTTGTTTACTTAATATTGCAGAAACCTATAACGGATCTGCTACACAAATTAAAGGTATAGAGTATTTAGAAAAAAAATTTAAAGAATTTGATCCATCTGGGGAAGTGCTTCGTCAGTTTTTTCGTTATTGGAACAAAACTCCAAGTGGTCTAGGATCTCCTTCGCGTCGAGGGGTCGTTCCTTAAGCCAGTCAAGACAATCCATTATAAGTAATTCACGACTATAAAATTTTTCGAATTCTTTGTAATTAATCGAAATCTCTTGCATGGTCGAGGATGTTTGGTTCTGCTGTAAGTCCTTTCCCATAGATTGCTCTTGCTGTATCGAAAATGTCATCGTGTTTGTCTGATTCCATACTTATTTTTAGCAGCACTAAATATCCAATCAGATCATTTACTACATCCTCATCATTAGCTAATAGACCAGCTCCCTTCATAATTCGATTTAATTTATCATCAATGCGTACTAGTAACTGCTCAGTAGCAGAGCATTTACTGAAAATTCTATTTGGTTGTAAAGCAGAATTACCATATTTTCTATTTTTATGAATTAAAAGTTCTTTAATATCATCACAAATTGCACTAATTTTTAATTCCATTTCATTCATTGTCATGTTGATCTCCAATACAATAGATGTATGAAACCTCAGTCTACTTCAAGTTACGACGTTGACAATCGTTACAGATTTTATAAGTCGTTAGATTCAAAAAGAGATATTGACCCTTCAAGGCGTGGGGTAAGACCTGGTGTAGATGATAATAATTCTAAAAATTTTTTGAATAGTTTTATAGGAAGATTAAGGGACATGAACTTCCCTAGACAAATGATTGATTAAGCAACAACTTTACCAATATGTGAAAATATATTTTTAAATCGTTCTGTTTGATTAAATCCCATACTTATTTCAGGTAAATAAACAAAATACCCCCAGCTAATTGGTGACTCTAAACACTCAAATTTTTTTCCATGTATTAAATTAGCTCTATCTGTAGGAATACAAATAGGAAAATCCCACATTTCTGGGCAAGTTCTTATCATTTCAGGATATGTTGTAAAGAACAAAGCCTCTGGTATGTTTCTTAATTTCCATTCTTTAAGTAACCTTCTAAACCAAATTACCGAGGGAGCCTTTGCTCCTTGACCTGCTGATAAACTCCATCTCCAAGTTCCTCTCTTTTTTGCAAAAGAACATCTTCCGTATGTTGGAGGAAATAAATATGTTTTTCCAGTCCAAGGTTCTTCCGTATTTAATCCATCATCATCATATGTATAAATCTTTTCTGCTCTTAAAAATTGATTATTAGCATCATAAGTAGAGCATGGATCTAGATCTATATTTCTTAATAAGGCATCTATGTAAGGTATATATTCACAAGGAGTAAGCCAATCATGAGTTATGTGATCTACTTGTCCTAAAGACCTTTTACTAGCACCCCATGAACCTTTGGTCACATCATTTTAAAACTCGCTCCTTCACTATCTATTTTGTAATGGACTAAAGCCATTTCCTTAGAATCTTGAATAATAAATAGTGCTTCTTTTTCCGGATCTAATTTTTCAGCTCTTGTTATTGCTTGTTTCATTACATCCGCAGCACCTTCCATATCACGCTTATTAAGGTCATCTACAGCTGTAATTAAATTATTAACTGTTAAATAAAACATAGATTTCTTTTCATCTTCATGTTCAGGAACATAAACCATAGC